ATTCGTTTACTTTTGCATCAGATGATAAAGGTGATGCTGTTGTATTTGCAACTGCAAACGATGGAACTAATCCAGACATTCTTACTTTACCAGCTGGTACTGTTACTCTCGCTGGAACACAAACTTTAACAAACAAAACGTTAACTTCTCCTAAAATAGGAACTTCTATTTTAGACACTAACGGAAACGAAGTAGCTTTAATTACAGCTACAAGTTCAGCAGTTAATGAAGTTACTTTTGTAAACGCTGCTACAGGAAACAATCCATCACTTACTGCTTCAGGCGGTGACTCGAACGTGGGTATAGCGTTAAAAACAAAAGGTACTGGAGTAATTCAAGCAGAAGATTCAGGTGGAAACGTATCTGCAGTTAAAATTGCAGGTAAAGAAACTATTTGGGTTCCTGCAGTTGCTATGTATCCAAATACTACAAATGGATGTGCTAACATTGCACAAACAGAATTATCTAATGGACCTGAAATTAAAACTTTAGATTTTGACAAAGACTCTGATGAGAACGCTCAATTTTCTGTCGCTTTCCCTAAATCATGGAACGAAGGCACAGTAACTTTTCAAGCATTCTTTACAGCAGATTCAACAAACACAGGGACTGTATCTTGGGATTTAGCAGGAGTTGCAGTATCTGATAATGATACTTGTAACGTAGCGTTTGGGACAGCGGTTGCACCAACTGCAAAAGCTCACAGCGGTACAGCAAATGATTTAGACGTAACAGCAGAAAGTGGAGCAGTAACAATTGCAGGCTCACCGGCAGCAGGAGATCAAGTCTTCTTTCAAATTACAAGAGACGTATCTGATGACTCGTTAACAGCTGATGCCAAATTATTAGGAATCAAATTATTCTTCACGACAGACGCTGCTAACGATCTATAAGGAGAATAAGAATGGCAGGATTTGGATATAATATTCTAGGTTTTGGGTCAGACCACACTAGAGACCCAGCAGAAGTTTCAATGACATACCTAATCATAGGTGGCGGAGGAGCTGGTGGATATACAATATCACCACCCGACGCAGGAAACCGTAGAGGTGCCGGTGGAGGCGCTGGCGGATTTGCAACTTCTTTTTGCACACCTGCACCAGCAGTTACCGTTACTACGGGAGCAACTTACACAGTTACAGTAGGTGGAGGAGCTTCTGCTCCGACATCTGGTGGTTGTAGGCAAGATGGTGGTAACACTATAGTTTTCTGTGGATCACCTTTAGCTATTAGAGTTAATGGTGGAGGTGCTGGAGGACCCACTGGTTGCGCAGGAAATAATGGTGGTTCAGGTGGGGGCGGAGGCCCAGGGACTCCAGGTAGAGCTGGCGGAAGTGCTACCGCTGCTTGTGCCACACCAATTCAACAAGGTAATCCAGGTTTCCAAGGATACGCTCCTGTAGGTAATCCACCGTGGTCAGGCGGAGGTGGTGGCGGAGCTGCAACAGGTGGCCCAACATCAACTCACCAAACAGCAGGTGGTAACGGAGTAACAAATTCAATAACAGGATCAAGCGTGGCTTACGCTGGTGGCGGAGTGGCTATGCCTGGTTGTGGTATACCAGCACCAACAGGCGGAGTAATTTCTGGCGCAGACGGAACTGACGGAAAAGGATCTGGAGGCGGCGGTGGCGGCGGCGCAAGTGGCCCATGGGGTAAAGGTTCACAAGGTGGAGATGGAGTAGTAATATTAAGATTTCCTACAGAGTGCACTCCTTCTCAATTTGCAGTAGCGCCTGGCACTAATACAACGGCTACAGATGGAACTGATACTGTTGTAACTTTTTCTGTAACAGGGACGTTGACATTATAATGGCTAATTATTTTGCAAAAATAGAGGATCAGAATGATGCTTTTAATGAAGGTCAAACTAGAAAAGTAGTTACTAATATAATTGTAACTGACGATGATCAGTCAGGGACTGAAGGTGAAGAGTGGTGTGCAAACACACTTGGAGGATTTTATAAAGAAACAAAAAAAGTGCCTCCTTTTCCAAGAAGAAAACCAGCAACGATAGGTGATTATTATAACGAAGATCAAGACACATTTAGTGCACCTCAACCTTTTGCTTCTTGGACATTTAATACTGAAACAAATTTATGGGAAGCACCCATTCCTTATCCAACTATAGAAGAATATGAAAGCATAGTAACTGCTCCAGGAGAAAATGAACCACCTTTACCAGCAGAATATCCACCAGTAGGAGATCCAATTTTAAAAGCTTATGATATAAGTTGGAATGAGACTGAGCAAAGATGGGAAGCACTTGATGATTCTTTAACACAATTTACTTGGGACTCTGTTAATTTAATCTGGAATAGTGTATAAATATATTAGTTATAAAGATATATATGCATTTAAAAAATTACTTTTGGTATTTTAGTAATTGTTTACCACATCATTTTTGTGATCAAGTTATTAAACATGCTAAAACTAAAATAGTTGATAAAGCTGTTGTTGGAGAGATGCCAAAAAAAGTCTCTGATCTAAACAAAAAACAAATAAAAACATTAAATAAAAGTAGAAACTCAGACATCGTATGGTTAGATGAACCTTGGATAAATAGACAAATAATTCCATTTGTTCAAAAAGCAAATGAAAACGCTGGTTGGAATGTAGAAATAGAAAATCAAGAAAATGCACAGTTTACTATTTATGGTCCTAATCAACATTATGGTTGGCATTGTGATGCTTGGAGAGAGCCTTACAATAGACCAAAAAGTATGGAGCATGGTTTAATAAGAAAACTATCTGTAACCGTAAGCTTATCAGATTTAAATGATTACGAAGGTGGAGATTTTGAGTTTGATTTTAGAGATAGTAGCCCTCAAAAGAAAAAAAGGTTAGCATCTTGTAGAGACATTTTACCCAAAGGATCAATACTTGTTTTCCCCTCTTTTGTATGGCATAGAGTTAAACCAGTAATGAAAGGATTAAGACATAGTTTGGTTGTTTGGTATTTAGGGCAGCCATATAGGTAATGAAAAAATTAAATTTAACACAACATATATTTTTAGATCAAATAAAAATTAATCAAGAGATTATAAATTATTTTAAAAAAACGCATTTAGTAAATAAACAAGTTGATGATAACGGTTTAGAAACTTCTTTATATTTTTCACAATTAGCAATGCAAAATAAAATACTGAGTATGGTATCATCTTTATTAGAGCCGTCTTTTGGAAGAATTTGTAAAGAGTTAAATTTTAGCTCCGTTAAGTTTAAAGATGTGTGGCTTCAAAAATACAAGCTAGCCTCAAATCATGATGTTCATGTTCATAAAATTAAAAATGATAAAACTCAAATAAATAATTATTCATTTAATTTATATTTAGAATGTACAAAAAAGTCAGGAGGCACCACTTTTTTTAATTTAGGATATCCTTATGTTTATTTAAATCAGATTAATATTAAACCAGAAGTTGGAAAGTTAATTGTTTTTTTAGGTTGTTTGCCTCATACAGCTAATCCAAGTAAAGACAATAAAAAATTTATACTAGCTGGTAACGTGGAGTTTAAATAATTATGCAGTTGTTTGATAAAGAAAAATTTTTAGACAAAGTAGTGGAGATAGTAAAAGATACAAGAATAGAATTGGATGAACCAGATATATTTAATTTTTTACAAAATGAAAAAAGATGGCCTGTATCTTATCCTTGGAACCAAAGAACTGTTGAAGTTATTACTAATATCGATAATGGAATAGGAGTAAGTAATTTTTCATTTTTTAACGCAAGAGGATACTTAGATTATTATAAATGGAAAAAGTTTTATAACTTAGGTTATACAACTATTATAGCTAATGTTTTAGATTTAGATAATCAACTAAGGGTTTTACAAGATAAATTAGAAAAACATGTAGGTAAACAAATAAATGCTAATTTTTATTTTAGTAAATCAAGTTTAACACCTATTCAAAAACCAAGTTTAAGTGATCATCAACACCCTTATGATGTTGTTGTAAAACAGATATATGGACAAACAGTTTGGAAAATTAATAATGAGTATAAAGATGTTCACGAAGATGATGTTTTATTAATACCTAGAAATACTGTTCATTCTGTTGTAAGCTCTAGAGAAAGAAAATTATCTTTAACTATAAATATAGAATGACAGACAAACCACAACAAATTGTAAGAGAAGACTACTTCACTTCACCTATTTATTGGATATCTAAAAAAGAATGGTTAACTCATTTAGATAAATCTTCCAATATTTACATAGATAAAAGAAAAAAAGAATTGAAAAAAGAAATTAATGAACGAAATAAAAAATATGGAAATAAAAAAGATCATGGGTATGTTTTTCACTCTACCCCTCTAGTAGGAGATCCTAACTTTAATAATTTTCAACAACATGTAATTCAAATGTCTTATGGTATATTAGATCAACAAGGTTTTGATTTAACTAATCACAAATTAGTCATGAATGAATTATGGGTGCAAGAGTTTGCAAAATCAGGAGGAGGTCACCATACTTTACACACACATTGGAATGGACACATATCGGGTTTTTATTTTTTAAAAATTAGCCCTAAAACATCTTTTCCTGTTTTTGAAGATCCTAGACCAGGTAGAAACATGAATTTATTACCAGAAAAAGATAAAAAAAATATTACTCATGCTTCTTCACAAGTTTGTTATTATCCTAATCCAGGAGATATGATACTATTTAATTCATACCTTCCACATTTGTTTATGGTGGATAATGGTTATGAACCTTTTAGGTTTATACACTTTAATGTTCAAGCAATAGATAAAAGGTTTGCAAAATGAGTTTTAAAAAAAAGAAATATGCAGTTATGAAAAATGTAATATCAAAAGATGTTGCAAGTTTTTTATGTAAATATCTTGTTTTAAAAAGAGAGGTTTACAAAACTTTAAATAATTCAAGATACATATCACCTTATGATACTGACTGGGGTTGTTTTACAGATAAACAAGTTCCTGACACTTTTGTTATGTATGCAGATGTTGCTATGGAAACTTTATTAGGAACTCTAAGAGATGTTATGGAAAAAGAAACAAAACTAAAACTTATCCCAACTTATTCTTTTGTAAGATTATATAAAAAGGGAGATATATTACATAGACACAAAGATAGATTTAGTTGTGAAATATCTACCACATTAAATTTAGGTGGAGATCCTTGGCCTATATACGTAGAAGCAAAAAAGAACATAGGTATTCATGATCCTAATAAAGGTCTTTATGTTCCAACAAACAACAAAGGAACTAAAATTAATTTAGAACCTGGAGACATGATGCTCTATCGTGGTAGAGAGTTAGAGCACTGGAGAGAAACATTTGAAGGAGAAGAGTGTGCTCAAGTGTTTTTACATTATAACGAAGACACTAAAGAAAATAGAAAAAATATTTTTGATAGTAGAGCTCATTTAGGTTTACCTGCTCAGTTAAAACAAAAGTGACATTAATTTTAGAAAGGTTTGTTAAAAATTTACAATCTATAGAATATCCTAAAGAAAAAACTTCTTGGAATGTTGCAGGTATATTAAAAGGACAAAATGCTTTTTATAGATTTGATGTTAGAGAAATGTTTGCATTACAAGATGGAACACCGGCAAAAAGTGGTAGTCTTTCTACTAAGGCCGAAAAAGTTGTTATAGAAACTAAAAAGGAGTGGTTAATCTTTGACATAGAGGAGCTTCATAAATATATTAGAAAAAATAAAATTAATAAAGTCTATATAAATGATTTATTAAAAAAATTAGAATGGAATATTATAATTAAAAAATGAACGAAAAATTAAGATATGAAATGATTTATAGTGGGCCTTTACTATTTAAATCTAAATTAACAAATCAAGATGTAAAGAAGATATTGAGTCTTTGCAAAAAAGATAAGAGGAAAAGCAACAATAAAAATTTAGCAGGGTTAATTAAAGATGAATATCTCATTAATGAAATAGCTTTTAATGATATCCTTCAACCTTATTTTGAAGCGTTTTATATAGCCTATTCAAAATGGTGGAATGTAAATACTGATAGAAAACTAAAGATAAAAGAAGCTTGGGTAAATTTTATGAAAGCTGGAGAGTGTAATCCAATTCACAGACACAATATGGATTACTCTTCTGTTTTTTATTTACAGATACCCGAGGGCCTATCTAAAGAGGTAAAAAATTTTGTAACCTCTGGAACTAAACCAGGAGAGATAACATTTACTTTTGGTGGTATTATGAATGAGTGCATATCAGGATACACTTACTCACCTGAAGTTGGAGACTTTTTTATCTTCCCTTCAAATTTACAGCACTCTGTAAGCAGTTTTAGATCTAAAGGAGAGAGGATTAGCGTATCTGCAAACTTTCTTTTTAGCAGTAATTGAGATATATTAAGAGTTGATATATCAAGTTTTCTAATATAATTTTAAAGCTATGCTTAAAAAAGTACAATTTTTACCTGGATTCAATAAACAACTTACCGAAACTCAAGCTGAAGGCCAATGGGTTGACGGTGATAACGTAAGATTTAGATATGGCTCACCAGAAAAGATAGGTGGTTGGAATCAATTAGGAACTGATAAACTTACTGGCGCAGCGAGAGCCATGCACCACATCGTAAATAGTAGCGGAGTAAAGTATTCTATTATAGGAACAAACAGAATATTATACGCATACTCAGGAGGTGTATTTTATGATATACACCCTATTCGAGAAACAAATACACTTACTAACGCTTTTACCACAACTAACGGATCAGCTGTAGTTACAATAACTTTTTCTACAGGACATGGCCTAAATCCTGGAGATATCGTTTTATTAGATAATTTTACCACAATCACAAACTCAAACTTTAGCTCTTCTGATTTTGATGATAAAAAATTTATGGTAACCAGCACACCAACCAATGTTACAATTACAATAACAATGCCATCAAACGAATCTGGTTCAGGCGCTACCACATCTGGTGGTATTAGAGTTCAGTCTTACTACGCTGTTGGACCTGCAGAACAGTTACCAGGTTTTGGTTGGGGGTTAGGTTCTTGGAGTGGTGAAGCGGCAAACCCACAAACATCAACTTTAAACGGGGCGTTGTTAGATGACACTGCTGGAACGGGTGGCTCAGGAACAAGCATAACACTAGCGAGCACAACAAACTTTCCATCGACAGGCACAAATTTTATAAAAGTAGGAACAGAAGAAATATCTTACACAGGAGTTTCTGGTAACGACTTAACAGGAATTACAAGAGCAGTTAGAGGAACAACAAGAGCTGCGCATTCAGACGGAGCCACTGTAACAAATACTACAGACTTTGTGGCGTGGGGCGAGGCAGCTTCAGGTGACTTAGTTATTGATCCAGGTCTTTGGTCTATAGATAACTTTGGTAATAAAATTATTGCACTAATACATAATGCACAAGTTTTTGAATGGAACTCAGATTTATCTAATGCAAACGCAACAAGAGCAACAATTATATCTGGAGCTCCAACTGCATCTAGAGATATGATTGTTTCTACACCTGATCGACACTTAGTATTCTTTGGAACAGAAACGACAATAGGAACACCAAGCACACAAGATCAAATGTTTATTAGATTCTCTAATCAAGAGGATATTAACACTTACACACCTACAGCTACCAACACAGCAGGTACACAAAGACTTGCAGATGGTTCCAGAATTATAGGAGCTGTTAGAGGTAGAGATGCAATCTATGTTTGGACGGATACTGCTTTGTTTACACAAAGATTTATTGGTCCACCTTTTACTTTTGGTTTTGCACAGGTAGGAACTAACTGTGGATTGATAGGACAGAACGCTGCGGTAGAAGTGGATGGTGCTGCATATTGGATGTCAGAGAATGGTTTTTTTAAATACGCTGGTGCTCTTCAATCATTACCATGTTTAGTAGAAGATTTTGTTTTTGATGATTTAAATACTACGGCTAATCAACTTATAAACGCTGGATTAAATAATCTATTTGGTGAAATTAATTGGTTTTATTGTTCTTCGGGAGCAACTGTTGTTGATAGAGTTGTAACTTATAATTATTTTGAATCTACACCACAAAGACCAATATGGACGACAGGAACATTAGATAGAACAACATGGCAAGACTCTGCAGTGTTTGGTAAACCGCATGCTACAGATTATGATGCTGGTTCAAATAATTCTTATGACGTTGTTGGGAACACTGATGGTTGCACTATATATTACGAGCACGAAACTGGCACGGATCAAGTTACATCTACAGCAACGACAGCCATAACTTCAAACATACAATCTGGAGACTTTGATATAAGTCAAGGTGGTGATGGTGAGTTTTTTGCGAAGATTAGAAGATTCATACCTGACTTTTTATCACAAACAGGTAACACACAAATTACATTAAATTTAAGAAACTTTCCAAATAACACTGAGGCAAGTTCAGCCCTTGGTCCTTTTACAATTAGTTCATCAACAGAAAAAGTTGATACAAGAGCTAGAGCAAGAGCAGTGTCTTTAAAAGTTGCAAATACAGCTGCAGCACAGAGTTGGAAACTTGGTGGATTTAGATTAGACATACAACCGGACGGAAGAAGATAATGGCAAAGATAGTACAAGTATTAACAAGACCAGCACCAGAATACAGGCAGGACGTTGCTGACGCACAGGTAAGGGATCTTGATGCGATTGTGCAAAAATTAAATACAACATTTCAACAAGAATTAAAGGATGAAGTTGATGCTCAAAACTTCTTTTTAAATTAATGGCAAACAGTTTCGTAAACGCAAAAGTAGATCTAACAACAACAGACAACACAACGTTGTACACAACACCCACTGCTAATGTTGCTTTAGTAAAATCAATACTAGTATCTAATGATGCTGGATCTGCGTGCAATATAACGGTCACTTTAACAGACGCTTCAGGCAACGTATTTAGTTTATTTAAAACTAAATCTGTAGACTCTAATACAACAACCGAACTTTTAACTCAGCCTCTTGTAGTAGAAGAGAGTGAGATATTAAAGGTACAAGCTAGTGACGCGAATGAGCTGCACGTTATAGCTTCAATATTACAAATACAGCCAAGAGAGGTAACCACATAATGTTAGAAATAAAACCAGAAGAGATAATAGAGACTATATCTAATTTAAAGACTGGCGAAATATATAAAGATGATAAGGAATGGAAGGCAAAAGGAGTGCCAGAAAAGGACATTCGAAGAGACCTTAAACTGATTATGCCAAGTCTTGATTTATTCTCAAAAACCAAGTAGATTGAGGATTACAGGATATCAAAGCCTGCTAATAAGGATTTAACTAAATATGCCAATAACAAGAGGACAGATGAAAAGACAATTACGCATGAATGGTGGTATTATGGATATAGTGCCTAGAGAACGTGCTATATTGGGTGGTATTAAAAAAGCTGTTAAAAAAACAGTAAAGAAAGTTACTGGTGGTATTAAAGATATTATTAGTTCTGATTTAGGTAAAGCTGCACTATTAGCTGCGGGTGCTTACTACGCTCCAGGTTTTGGAATTAAAGCTCAGTTTGGTCCTGGTATAAAAGGATTACAAGCAGCAGGATTAGCAGCAAAAAATAAATTTAAAGATTTTGTTTTAGGAGATGTTATAGCTGGTGATTTTCCTGGCAGTGAAGTTAGAGGACCAAATCTTTTACAAAGGGCTTTTGGTGTAGCGACTGGAACAGGCGGTGGTGATAAAGGCGGTAGTCTTTTAACTAAAGGTCTAGCTCTAGCAGGACTATCTACTTTTCTAACATCTCAATATGGTTTATCAGAAGAAGAACAAGAAGAAGAGTTAAGAGATCCAGAAAAATTAAAATCATACCTGAGAGTGTACTATACAAATTTAAATCCAAATGCAGGATCTGAAGAGATAGAGGAGTTTGTAAGAGTAAACTCAGCCAAAGGTGGTAGAATAGGTTTTGACGAAGGATCAGAAGATCCCGCTTACATGCAAGATTTTAGTTTTTCTGAGCAAGAAAAAGCAGAAGAATTTTTAAGATTATTAGAAGACGCAAAACGGGATGAGGAAAATGAAAGAATGAGACGTCTTCAAGAACTATATAAAAGATTTATGTTAACAAGACAACCTATGGAAGTAGCAGAGGGTGGTAGAATAGGTTTTGATAAAGGAACACCTTCAGGAGGAGTAAAAGGAATAAGTTCACTTGAAGAAGAGATGGTTGTAATCATACAATATGATGAAGATGGTAATCCTGTTTTAAAACAAGTACCAAAATCTGAAGTAATGCCGGAAGGAGTTTTAGACTCTTTAGATAAAAAAGACGTGGTCATACCTATAGATAAAGAAGAAGTTTTAGAGGGCATAATTCCAAGAGATAACAAAGCCAAAGGTGATTCTGCAAGCATGAATGCTATGCAAGCGGCGGGCGTCGAGGGGCTACCTATTAGGCAAAATCCAAAAGGTGTCAAAGAGTTAGATCTTAGAAAAACTGGTGGATTTATACCACCTGTTGGTATAAAAGAAAAAGCAGATGATATTCCAGCAATGTTATCAAACAATGAATTCGTATTTACAGCTGATGCTGTAAGAGGCGCTGGTGGTGGTAATGTTAACTTAGGCGCACAAAGGATGTATGACACTATGAAAAGATTAGAAGCAGGAGGAAAAGCATAATGGCAGAAGTAGTAAGAACAGCCCCAGCAGAGTTTATAGAAGCAGCAGCAAAAACGTATCTTGATGATTTAACAAAAGGTATTGGTGATTTTAAGACCACTGATCTTTCTACTATTATGGGTCCACAGTTTGTTGCTGGACCTGGTGCATTAACAACACAAGCAGAACAATTAGCAACAGGACTTGGTAGCTTTCAACCTTTTTTAACGAGAGCAGAAGGTTTAACAGGGCCAACAGCTTTTCAAGCTTACATGTCTCCATTTCAACAAGATGTTATTGACACAACATTAGCAGAGTTTGATAGACAAGCTGCAAAAGGTTTACCTGCACTATCTGCTCAAGCACTTCAAGCTGGTGCATTTGGTGGCGGTAGAGAGGGTGTGCAAAGAGCTGAGTTTCAGGCAGCGTCTGATAGAAACAGAGCAGCATTACAAGCTCAATTATTAAGTCAAGGATTTACACAAGCACAAAATTTAGCTGCACAAGACTTTACTAGAAATGTTCAATTAGCACAACAAAGCCCTGCATTGTTAGGTCAACAGATCTCTGCACTAACAGGTTTAGGCGCGCAGCAAGGTGCAAGAGCACAACAAGCTTTATCAGCGCAACAACAATTATTATCAAGACAAGCTTTACAACCATTAGAAGCAGCCCAACAGTTTGGTTCTGGTGTTACACAATTAATTGCAGGATACCCTGGAAGAGATGTAATTCAACCTGCTGCACCGACACCATCACCATTAGCTACAGGACTTGGCACTGCATCGACACTGGCTGGTATTTACAGATTAATTAGTCCACAACAACAAACTTTAAAAATTACAAGCTAATGAGTAGAACTTTAAAAAGACCAATGTTTAGAAAAGGCGGAGAAGCTATGGAAGGTATCATGACTGGTATTAAACCTAGAGAAATGTTTCAAGATAAAGGTGTGTCAAACGCAATGGCAGATCAATTAAAAAACGTGCAACAAAGAGTTAATTTAATTGATGCTATTTCTGGAGCTGGAACTAGTCCATTAGGAGATCCGTTAACACAATTTTTATTAACAACAGGTCAAAACTTAATAGCTGGAGAATCAGCAGGTGGCACAAAATTACAAGAGGTCATAGGTGCAACCAGAAAACCTTTAGAAACTGCTATTAAACAACAACAGGTGAAAGATTTAAGCAGAAGAAAAATAGCAGCGTCTTTATTATCTAAATCTAATATAGACGAAGCAAGAAGAGCTTATAATTCATATGGTAAAGCTAAATATAAAACATTTGCAGAATTTTTACCTGTGTACGCAACAATGAAATTAGAGAGAAAACCTAGATCAGCAGCCGACCAAGCTCAAGCAGACAAAGATGCTTATATAAAAAACCTATTAAGTAAAAAAGACTTTAGAGACAATCCTATTTACAATTATTCTGAAGCCACTCAAATGTATCAGGCAGAAGAAAAAGTTAAGAAAAATGAAAACTTTAAAGACAGAATTGATGTATCAAACTTTCATCTTCCTAAAAATGCAGAACTTAAAAAAGCAGGTACAACAAAAGAAGGTAAATCTGTTTTTAAAGCACCAGAAGGTATAAGATTCATAGATGAAAATATTTACTATGATGTGCAAGGAGGCGGCACTTATTACAAATACGAAGAAGCTAGAGATATATTAATTCCTCTGGGAGTATAGAAAGGGGACTAAATGTCTGACGAATTTAAAATACCAGAATTCACTTTAGAGGAAGAAGAGATTATTGAAGAAGTTCCAAAAGAATTAGAAGAAGGCACTTTAACAGAAGATGCAAAACCTGTGCCAGACCCAAATGAAGAGGGCACTCCTTTCTTTGGTAATGTTATCTCTCCAGACAGCAAAACAGGCACAGTTCAAGAAGAAGTTATAAGAGGCATAAGTAAAATTGTAGACAAGGTACAAGGTAAGGAAGTAGAAGAGGAGGCATCTCTTATAGAGTCCTTAACAGGTGCAGGTGTCAGTTCTGGTATAAAAATACCAAAAGGACTTATAACGTTTGGAACTTTACTTGCTGACATATTTAGAGATGAAAATATACCTGTAGACGAAACACTGACAGCTAGATTTAACGAAGCTTTTGATCAAACAACGTTGGGTAAAATAGAAAAGGCATCAGAAGAAGTAGCAGCCGAAACAGCAGCTGGTAAAATTACAGAGGCCATAGGTCAATTGTATGGTGCAGGTAAAATAGCACAAAAAACGGCTGTACCTGTCATAGCAAAAGGATCTCAAAAAGTTAGAGAATTAGTAAACGCTATCAAAGGTGGTAGGTATGTTAAAACTTCAAATAGTGTAAATGCAGCAAGAGCTGTTAAAGAAGCTAACAAATTAAATAAAATAACAGGCACAGATAAATTTGTTGCCATAGCAGTTGGCGGAGGTCTTGGAACTGGTTTTATTGTATCTGATGTAGATAAGATTGGTACGTTTGGTGATTGGGACTTTTTAGACTTTTTACCTACAGGATTAGACAGAGAACAAAGAGAAGAAGGTGGTGAAGATGCTCAAAGGCAATTGTTAAACAGATTAAAATTTGGATCAGAGCTTGCTTTTCCTATTGTACCTTTTGTTGTTGGCACAGGTAAAATAGGTAAACTTATAGTTCAAAAAGGTAAAGATATTGCATACAGCGATAGTATGTTAGAAAGATGGGTTGATAGATTTATTGCCCAACCATTTAGATCTAGAAGTAATAAAACTCAAGAATTATTTGATGGTATACAAAAACTAGAAGGTAAAAAATCTGCGGTTAAAATTTTAGCCAAAGATGCCGCTAGAGATATTGATGATAGAATAAGAGAAATATCAAGAGAAACAAGAGGTGCTGCACAAGCACTCAAAGATCCAGATGGTTTATCAAAACTTGTTGCAGAATTTACATACTCAGTAGACGATGTTGTTAAAAAAAATAAAATTGTTTTTCCTGGATTTAATCAAAAAGTTAGAAGTAAATTTGTAGAGTCGTTAAATAAATTGGGCGTATCAAAAAGATCAGCTGATAAAATAATAAACAATACTAAAGTTTTTAGAGAAACAGCAACAGGATTAAAAAATTTAATTGCTGCCAGTAAAAATGTAAAAGTAGGAACTGAAAAATTAAACAATATATTAAATGAAAGAATAAAAAATGTGTTAGCTGTTGATTATAGAATAATTGATGATAACTCAGGATTGTTTAATGGTTACATTCCTACTAATGAAAACATAAATGAAGTAGCAAAAATTTTACAGAGATATGCAAGAGATAATGGTAGAACATTAGATAGTGAAACTGCAGTTAAATTAGTAAATAATATAACCAAAAATGCATTTAAAGATAAGTCCACAAACGCATTAGTATTTGATATTGGAGAAGAAAGTGCTTTTGCTGCTAAACCAGTGCAAACAATAAATATAGGTAAATACATAACGTCAGGTAAATTTAAACCAGATGGTAAGGGAGGATTAATACAAAAAGAATCAGACCTTACAGCTTTTAAAAAATTGTTTGGTGAATATAAAAATGCACAAAAAGGTATTTATAGCGTAATGACAGATCTGTCTGAAGTTATAGCTAGAGATAAATTTTATACTAATTTACTGAGAGACTCAGAAAACATAGCAAAACGATTAAAAGCAGGGGCAGATGCTGGACAAATAGGAAGACCTATATTTTTTAAAAGTTATAATGATGCTGTTATTAATTTACCTAACCAAACTATTACAAGACAACCGCTAAGTTTAAAAACTAAATTACCTGAAACAATTTATAAAAGTCCATTAGATGGATACTTTACAACGCAAAATTATGCAGAGGCTATAAGAGTTGGAGATGCAGTTGTGGGTAGTTCTATTACTAGAAGTTTACCATACAGAATACTTATGCTAATACCAAAAGGAGCTGCACAAGCAGCTAAAACGGTTCTCGGATTTTTTACGCACGCAAGAAACTTTTTCTCTGCTGCTATCACCACGGTGCATAGAGGTAATATCTTAATACCACCAGCTAAAATAGGTGAATTTGCAAATAGAGCTAGAAAAACTGTGCAGCCACAACTTTTATACAGAATGACAGGTAACCCTAAATATAGAAATGCACCTGAAGATCAAGCAATGTATAGATTTTTATTAGAAGAAGGTGTTACAAACCAGAACATAGTAGCAAGAGACGTAGAAGGTATTTTTCAAGATGTTGCGCAGATAAGAACAAAATATGGCACAGTGGATAGATATTTCAATAAAGTTTTAAATACAGCAACAAATAAATTTAAAAAAATATATGATATAGCTCAAGATACATACACAGCAGAGGATGATGCATTTAGAGTTTATAATTTTTTAGCAGAGTTTTATAAACTAGATGACGCTTTTGAAATTGCAATAAAAAAAGGCACTAGAGATGCTTCTGGTAAAGTTGTAACAAGAGCTAATAAACCATCAGATTTAGCCCTTATGAAAGAAGCAGCGCAGATTGTAAGAGAAACTGTGCCAAACTATGCATACGTATCTGATTTTGTAAAAAGTGTTAGACGTTCACCACTTGGAAGTTTCGCAGCCTTTCCTGCAGAAATATATAGAACAGGTACAAACACTTTAACTAGAGGACTATACGAAATTAGAGACCCCATAAGACAAACAATTGGTTACAAAAGTTTAGTGGGGCAAGCATTTACATATACAGTGTTACCACCAGCAGCGGTGGAATTATTTAGAGGAATGTATGGAATAACTAGAGATCAATTAAGTGCCATAAGAGAGGTTTTACCAACATGGTCAGAGGACAATACTATTCTACCAATTTATGAAGACGGTAAATATAAATACATAGATTTTAGTCATGGCTTTTTTTATGATACGATGATTCAACCTGCGCAAACAACATTAGCTACCGTGCAAAAAAATCCTAACGCTCCGTTAGTACCCATGATTTTAGAAAGTATGGTAAAAGCTGGAGGAAAAGTTTTAGAACCTTTTGTTCAAGAAGCCATTTGGACATCAACTGTATTAGATATTTTTGTAAGAGGTGGAGTAACAAAAGATGGTAGAAGAATATTTAATGAAAGAGATACGTTAGGTGATCAAATATCTAAATCATTTCAACACGCAGCATACGAGCTGTCTCCTTTTTCTTACGCACAGGTGTTAAGATTAACTAAAGCTTTAACAGGAGAAACACTAAAAGGTGAAAAATATGAAATACCTGATGAGCTTTTAGGATTTACAGGATTTAGAAAAGTTCCGATAAACTTAGAAAAAAATTTAAACTTCAAAATAGCAGAATTTAAAAGAAACACTTTTAAAGAACGTGGATTAATATTTGAAGACACAAGAACAGGTGATCCCATAGAAGATAAAAATAAAATTATAAGACAATATATAAAAGCTAACAAACAACATTTAGAATCTTTCAGTAAATTACGTAGAATTTATGACGCTGTAAAACTATTAGGTATGAGAGATCCTAAGATTGCAGAA